AACTTACACAGCTACTACTGGTGTTAAATACTATGACTACGATGGAACTTATCCAAATGGTTCTAGCAGTGAGACACGATTGGGTTATGCAGGTTCAACTGGAACTTTATCTACAACTTCAGGAGCATATTATCCTGCTGAAGCAGTTATGGTTGAAACAGGAATTGTAAGATTGCCGAATGTAGCTAATCCGATTATTACAGTATTAGCATTTTGCCCAAACACAGTACAGGCAAGTGCGAATAGTGATGCAGTTTATTTAAGACTTCAGTACAGACGTGCTTCATCTTCAGGTGGTGTAAGCAGTGCTTCATATTCTGATATTGAATTGCGATCACTAACTGATAATACAGCAGAACAAAACACAGGAATACAGGGCATAGTTCCAACATCTTTTGCTTTAGCGAATTATTATTATCAATTCAGAATCACGTTAAGGGCAGTAGGTGTTGATGCTCCCACTGGCGGAACAAGAAGTTATGGTCCTGCAACCATTACAGCAATTACTACAGTTAAATAATTATGATTAATGTTATCTATTACGAAGTTGCAACAGGTAAAGTTATTTCACAAACTCATACCTTAGAAGGAACAGAAGAAGATATTAGACCACTGTGGGATAAAACCAACGACCCTAAACAACTTGCTTACTTAAATGACAGAGCTATTGACACAATAGAAGGTGCTGTTTACAACTCAGCAACAGATGAGATCACAATATCCGCAGTAGCAGACCCAACCCAAACAACAACCTATAAACTTAAAATAATGAGAAATAACAGACTTACTAGTAGTGACTGGACACAAGCAACAGACAGTCCTTTATCAGATAGTAAGAAAGCAGAGTGGGTTACATACAGACAAGCCTTAAGAGATTTACCAACAAGCTACAGCGACAGTGATGATATTGAAGATGTAGTATTTCCAACACCACCATCATAGGAGTAGATTATGCAACAAGACGGAAGATTTAGCGGAGACATGGATAGAAACGAAGTAGAAATGGACTTAAATAAGTTCATGGCTATGATAGAAGAAATCGGTCAACTTAAAGATAAGATTAGAGAACTAGAAGATGCTACTAATGTTAATCCTTGGCAAAAGGTCATACACCTAGCAAGAGCCGTAGACTCATGGCGCATATTCCCTAGAATATTTGTGATTGTATACATCTATCTAATGTATGAATCAGTTATATGGTTTATGAACCTACCTGAGCCTAACCTTGAACAATCAGCATTAGTATCTGTAGTCGTAGGTGCTATGGGTGTTGTGTTTGGTGTTTATTCAGGCAAGTCAGGGCAAAGCAAAAATTTCAAAGGTGAAGAAGATAAGTAAAAATCCACATGGATGCCTTTACATTAATTGAAGAAGTAGGATTGCCTATAGCTAGTGGCTTGGTTATGGGCTACTTCATATTCCTTATCATGCAACAAATGATGAACGGATTGGTCAATAAGATTAAGACTGTAGAGGGCATTGCAAAAATGCTTATTACTAGAGCATCAATAATGAATAACGACATGATACGAATTGATACAAGCGTTTCTAGTGCTTTAAATTTGCCACCTGATCTAGATCGTATCGCAAGGGCAGAAAACTTTGTAGAGGACGGCAAGATAGATGCTAGGCGTGATTAATGGATATAGTCGCACTTATTGATAAGTTTGGTTTTACCACAGTCATGGTCGTTGGCTTGGGTTATTTTGTGTATTATGTGTGGATTACCATAACCAAAACCATTGACCCTGCTGTAGCAGAAATGCAAAAGACTATTATTAGGCTTACCGATCAATTAAGGTTGTTAGATCAAGATATGATACGATTACAACAGAAAGTAAACACTGTTTTAAAATTAAACGATTTTAAGGAAAAAAAATGATTGATTTTTTAATTAACTTACTTGTTGCATTATTATCAGCAGGACTAATCATGTCTTGGTTTGACGACAACCATCCGTTATGAAGAAACTAAGCAACGATCAATTAATTGCTTTTGGCTTGATGGGTTTGTTGTTGACTATTTTATTTTCTTTGACTATCAATGCAGACGAAATGACACATAGTTTTAAAAGCCCTAGTTTCTCAGGTGTCGGCACATCCAGTCATTATTTGACCATAGAAAACCAAGAGTTCAACAGAAAGAAAGCAATTGCTGATGAGATTAAAGCCTATCAAGAAGATTTAGAAAGAGAAGCAGAAAACACCACACTGGCTAGGTTTATAAGAAACCTTGAAAGCAGGATTTATGCACAGCTTAGTAGACAACTTGTGGATAACCTTTTTGGTGAAACACCTAGCGAATCAGGAACATTAGAGTTGGAAGGCAACACTATTGAATACTCAACAGACGGAGATTTTATAACTTTAAAAATAACGGATGCAGATGGAAACACGACTGAAATTACTTTGCCTATTGGGGATTTTTCTTTCTAGTTGCACCAACTGGTCCATATTAGATAACTACATTCCACCAGTTAGCCTAACCAAACAGGCAGAAGTTGGAACCTTAATTAACAAAGAACTAGCAAACATTGGTAAGCCTTTTATTAAGCCTACTATAGCTGTATACCCCACAAGCTTTACAGATCAAACAGGACAGCGTAGAAGCAACAGTAGTTACGCATCTTTCTCCACAGCCATAACCCAAGCACCTCATGCCTATCTTATTCGTGCATTGAAGCACGCAAGTGATGGAGAGTTTTTTGATGTGGTGGAAAGGGTTGGACTGGATAACCTAACCAAAGAAAGACAGCTAATCAGATCAACAAGAAAAGATTTTAAAGAAAGCAAAGACTTATTGCCCCTCACATTTGCAGGTTTGTTAATGGAAGGTGGTGTGATAGGATATGAGAGCAACATAAAGTCAGGTGGCTTGGGTGCTAGATATTTGGGCATAGGCTCAACCAAAGAGTACAGACAGGACATTGTTACCGTCTCTTTGCGTACCGTTTCTGTAAGTACAGGAAAAGTATTGACTGAAGTGTTGACCACAAAATCAATTCTAAGCGTAGCTATAAGTCAAGATGCTTTTCGTTTTGTTTCCAATGACACAGAGTTAGTGGAGATAGAAAATGGCATGGTTGAAAATGAATCTGTGAATATTGCACTCCAAAACGCAATAGAAACGGCAGTCTTAGAAACCATACAATTAGGTTTAAAGAAAAATTTATGGAGCATAATAGATGAAGAAATACTTAATGCTATTCGTGGTTAGTTTTTTGTATGCAGATAATGAGGTTTATGTAGATCAAGTAGGTGCAACTTTTAATCTTGATATAGAACAACTCGGTTCATCAAACTTGATCGGTGGCGCAGATGCTATATCAGGAACTATGACCGCACTTGATCTTGATGGTACTACAATGACTTTAGACATCAATCAAATTGGTGATAGTAATAAATTTCTAGGTGATATAACTGCTGATACCTTTACAGGTTTTTTTGAGTTTGACGGTGATAGCAATACATTCAACATACAAACTGACCCTACAAATACTTATGGTGCTGATAGTGGTAACTTTAATGTAGATGTTACTGGTAGCAGTAATACCTTTACTTTAGATGTTGCAACCAATGATCTAGCAAGCACGCTTGACCTTGACTGGATTATCCAAGGCGACAGCAATACTTTTGATTTTGATATAGACTATGATTTGGCAACAAATTATGTAGATGTAGATGGAGATTCAAACACAATTAATTTTGACGCAGATGGATATTCAGGTGGATATTTCTATTTGGATCACACAGGTAATTCTCGCACATTCAACATAGATCAACAGAGTACATTAGCAAGTGATTGGTTACAGATCAATTCAAGTGGCAGCAGTGGTACTGTTTGTGTCATTCAAAGTGATGGCGGTACAGTTACAAGCTGTTGATATTGGAGATGTATCAGAACTAACAGGCAATGCACAAGTATTAAGAGACAAGCCTTATAAAGCTGAGTTAGACTTTAACATTCAGCAAAATGATAATGTTGAAACCACCAATGGTCGCATAGCAATAAAGTTTCTTGACGACTCAACAGTCAAGCTTACGGAACACTCTCAACTCACCATAGATGAGTACATCTTTGACCCCAACCCATCTAATTCTAAGCTTGCTCTAAACTTTGCAAGTGGCACTGCTCGTTTTATCACAGGGCAATTAGGCAGGATAGACAAAGAAAACATAACCATACAAACGCCCACTGCAAATATAGCCATTCGTGGAACAGACTTTACTGCTACTGTAGATGAGTTAGGTCGCAGTCTAATAATTTTATTACCTGATGCAGACGGCATATCTAGTGGTGAAATTATGGTTACTACTGCTATGGGTACTGTATTGTTGAATAAGCCTTATGAAGCAACCACGACCACAGTATTTGAAAGTTCACCAAGCAAACCAGTCATTTTAGATTTAACTTTAGACCTAATAGACAATATGCTTATTGTTAAACCGCCACAGGAAAATGTACTGCAACAAGAAGAAAGCACGATATCTTCTGACAATGTTTTGGATGTGGACTTCTTGGAGTTTGATGGTCTTGATGCTGACTACTTTGCAAAGGATGAGCTAGAGTTTACTGAACTGGATATTAACTTTCTTGATGTTAATTTTTTTGAGGATTTATTAAAAATCATTGACGAGTTAGACAAGCTTAATGAGGATGATCTAAACCAAGAGCAAACAATAACAAGGGTAACTGGTACAAAAGTCGGACAAGATACTGAAACGCAAATAATTACTTTAGTTCAAGGTGAAATTATTTCATTGCGTAGGCAGGTTGAACAATCGGCACAAGTTGATCTAAACTCTAGTCAGGGGTACACAGTTATATTTATACAGAACGGTGTATCTAATACTGTTAAGATTAATGGTGGTGGTGATTCAGTGATAAAGATAGTGCAAGGCTCATGAAAAAAACACTTATATTCATAGCGGTTATGTTTGGCTTGTCATTACCAATGGTATATCAGACAACGCCATACCAAACTTTAAAGCTTAAAACATTTGATGCTTTAATCCCCAAGCAACAACCAACAGGATTTTTTACAATACTTAACATAACTGAAGAAGATGTTATCAAAGAAGGTGGTTATCCTTTTCCAAGATCAAGACTCGCAGAAATACAAAAAAAACTTTATGGCAATGGTGCTATCGGTGTTGGTTGGGTAATAGCTTTTACTGAAAAAGATAGGTTTGGTGGAGATGCAGATTTTGCTATGTCTATGCGTATGACTTTTCCTACTGTCTTGGCTATGTTTAACAACGAAAGCAATAATTATCCACCAACCACAGGCACTGTCATTTTAGGAGAAAATATACAAGGCATAAAAGCTAATGGAGTAAGACAAAATATACCTATGTTTCAAACATCAGCATCACAAGGCGTAGCTTCTGCACCTACAGATGTTGATAATTTAGTAAGACAAATACCCTTGTTAATGCAAACTCCCAATGGTTGGGTTGCATCTTTTGGTACTGAAGTTTTAAAAGCATTAACACAACAAAAAACTTACATTATTAAAGGTTCAGAAAACGGAATTGAAGAAATATCTGTTAAAGGAATACCTCCTACAAAATTAGATAAGTTAGGTAGACAATGGATTAGTTGGGTAGATACGCCACAAACAACATT